GAAGACAAACTTTGCAGAGACAGAAGCACTCTTCCAATATAAAGTATTGACAGAGAAACTTGACGATGGGTCTCCAATGTATTATAACTCCCAAATAATGAATAGGTATTTCAAAAAGGACTACTTTGACTACTAAATAAGTTATAATGATAATATATTAGGTAGTATGATATGGTTACTCATAAACATCATATTATTCCCAGACATATGGGAGGTAGTGATAAACCAGAGAATATCATAACACTACCCTTCTGGGCGCACATAGAGGTCCATAAGAGGTTGTATGAGGTGTATGGTAGGGCAGAGGATAAACTAGCGTATCTTATGATGTCTGGGAAGAAGGAGGAGGCAGAGGTTGTCCGTATCCAGTTAGCAAAGGCAGGGTTTCAAAGATGGTTAGTAGAGAAACCAGAGGAAGTGAAGAGGTGGAGAGAGAAAGTTTCTGATACCAACAGAGGAGTATGCCGCAATACCAAAGAGCACTACCAAAGAGTAGGTGATATGTTGAGGGATATTCCTAGGACAGAGGAAGTGAAGGAGAAGATAAGTAAAAGCAATACGGGGAAAGTTAGGACGGAAGAAATGAAAGCAAAAAAACAAGATGAATATGAGGTGACAAAACCCAATGGAGATGTTATAATAATAAGGGGACTAAACGCCTTCTGTAAAGAAGAAGGACTACAACCAGGCAACCTATGCGCCGTAGCAAAGGGAAGACTAAAACAACACAAGGGGTATAGGGCAAGGAAACTATGAGTTATTTTACTGATCGTTTTGGTGATACCTATAAGGTTATTCGTAACTATATCTCCCCAGAAGAAGCAAATACTTTAGGAGAGAACTATAAAGAGTTTGTATCTACTGATGGGGTGCCTACAGAGGCAACCATGATTACTTCAAACGCTTTTGATTTCTACAACAGACCTGAACAGGTAGCACTACTATCAGAGAAAGTATCACATATCAATGAACTATTAGGTAGGAAAGTTCTTCCTGCTTACTCATTCGTTAGACAATATGGAGTTGGATCCTTTTTAGGTAAGCATAAAGACAGACCCTCCTGTGAGGTATCTCTGAGTATCCACCTGTGTGGCGATAAGGAATGGTGGTTCTGTATAGAGGATAAGGAAGGAAACCCAGTAGAACTCATCCTACACCCTGGAGATGCAGTTCTATATGATGCACCTAATGCAACTCACTGGAGAGAAGAATATGATGGTGAGTTCTATATCCAAACATTTCATCACTATGTGATGTTGGGTGGTGAGTATGAGGACTTATTCTTTGATAATAATGATAAAACTTTCTCACTAACCAATTATATTAAACACTATAAGTCATTCGTACCTTCTCATATCTGCGATAAGATTATCAAATATACAGAAGAGTATCCTAATAGATGGGAAAGTGCTAGGACTGTAGATATTGATAATGATACTAGGGTATGTGAAAATTGGAATGTTTTAGACTCTGATGACATCGATAATGATATTTTTAAGTATATTACTAGGGCGTGTTCTGAGTTCTGTAATACCTTTCCTCACTTTCAGATTTCAGAAGACTCTGGATATCAGGTTTTAAGATACAAACCAGGTGGTAAGTATGACTACCATACAGACCAACATCAACAATACAACAGGGAAGTCACTATTATTCTAAACCTTAATGATGACTATGAAGGTGGTAACCTATGTCACATTAAAGACAACCATATGATAAAGATGAGTAAGGGTGATATCATTATTTTCCCTGCTAACTTTATGTACCCACATCGTATTACTCCAATAACATCTGGTGTTAGGTATTCTATTGTGACTTGGGCAGTCTAAATACTCTGTTATTTCGGTTACAGTGATGAAAATAGATTTCAGTAACTTTTTCCAATACTATGATGGTGATCTAAATAACCACGTAGAATCAATTGCTCTACTAGAGCGTGAGATTGAAAAGGTTGCTCCCCATCTCCTTCAGGACGAAGCGGAGTGGGTTAAGTTATATCGTAATACTGCTCAGGTTGATAAACCAGATAAGGTTATCGCCTTACCTGTACCTTACTTTCCCCAGACAGATAACTACACACAACCAGAGAGGACTTGTAACTCCTCCTCCTGTGCTATGTGTCTAGAATACTTTAGACCTGGAACTCTAGTTGGTCCTAAGGGTGACGATGCATATATCAGAGAAGTATTTGCTGTGGGTGATACCACAGACCACTCAGTTCAGACTAAAGTTCTAGCAGACTATGGTGTAGATTCTGAGTTCAACTACTCACTCAGTTTTGATAACCTAGATCACGAACTTGAGAACAAGAGACCTGTTGTGATTGGTATCCTTCACAGGGGGACTCTACAGAACCCCACAGGGGGTCATATGGTTGTTGTGATTGGTAAGACGGCAGAGGGTAACTACATCTGTCACGACCCATACGGAGACCTTAACGACGGATATACAACCAATGTATATAATGGTCAGTCTGTTGTGTATAAGAGAAGTGTTCTAGAGGCTAGATGGACTCCTGATGGTCCTACGAGTGGTTGGGGGCGTACTTTCCAGGCGAAGGTAGTTGCAAAAAAGTCTGAGGAGGGTAAGTTGCCCTCTGCTGGTGTTGAACTTATTAAAGAGTTTGAAGGACTCCATGTCCTAAAGTCTGATGGTATGATTCACGCCTATCCTGATCCACTATCTGGTGGTGATCCCTGGACTATTGGTTGGGGTTCTACTAGAGATCTTGATGGATCATCATTTCATTCTGGAGATAAAATCACCAGAGAGAAAGCAGACATCCTCCTAGAGGAACAACTTAGAAGAGATTATCTTTCTACACTAGAAAGAACTATTCCCTATTGGGATGAGATGAATGACAACCAACATGGTGCTCTACTCAGTTTTGGTTATAATCTAGGAGCCAGTTTCTATGGAAGTCCTGATTTTAACACAATAACTCGTGTTTTGCGAGACAAAGAGTGGAATAAAGTCCCTGACGCGTTATACTTGTATCGTAACCCTGGAACTCCTGTAGAGGAGGGTCTTTCTAGACGACGGATTGCAGAAGGAGAACTTTGGGAGAACTAAATGATTGCACTTGATATATTCTGTGACTGGTTCACTGGGAGATGGAACAACCGTGCTCAGGCACATTCCAACCCCAGAGGTCAGGCATATGTAATGGCTAGACATGATAGGATATCAGAAACAGAATTCCGATGTGTATACCACTATCATAGGGACAAGACTCCCTACAGAGACTTTACCCTGAATATCAACGGACATGATAGTGATATCATTCTGTCTGATAAGGAAACCAAGTTGGTTTATTCTTTATATAACGGAGCTTATACTTGCCACTTTGATCAAGTAATCAAGGGGAAAAGATATGTATTTGATTCTGTATTAGCGAATGCTTTCTATAAACTTAATGACCAATGTTTTGAAGGAACCCGACTAACTCGGGGTCTAGAAACCGGTGAGTTCTATGACTTTAGGAAGGTATAAGATTAGTTAATCCCCACCCACCATTCGCGAGCACAAGTTGCGATGTCTTCTGCGGTGGGGTTTTCTGTGCGTATCAGTTCAGAACACTCATCTATCATCTCTTCTAGATGTTTATTACATGTAGTAAGATCATTCATTTCTTTATGTCTTGATATTTTCGCAGTCATGGGGATACTAATAATAATCACACATAGAGTTATTTAGTTCTCACATAACTCTCACTTTATATGTAGAAATGTTATGTTAGAATAGAAATATCTTTATATTTTCTTCATATACATAGAGAAGAAACTATTGGGTTTCGTATTGTTGTTTGTAAATTAAAGTTTTGGATTACGTTAAGAGATCGATTATTAGAAAACTATCAGCTATTGCTGTGATTGGTTTTGTGGGAATCCCCGCAGGAGCTAATCTAATCCCTACTCTAGATCAGTTTCAAGAAGAAAATGGATATGGTGAATCGGTAGTAGATGATACAACTGAGGAGGTAGTGGAAGAGGTAGCAATCGCAAAGCGTTGGGCTCTCCCCAATGGTTCACATAATGAGAAGGTAGTTCTAACTGCCCTACAGGATAGGGGTATCAGTGATAGAATTGCTCTAGCAGTTATTCTAGGAAACATTAAACAGGAGTCACGATTCCATGCCAACATCTGTGAAGGTGGTGCAAGAGTCAACTATCATGGTTGTCGTTATGGTGGGTATGGTCTTATCCAATGGACCACTTCAGATAGATACAGGGGACTTGGCCACTACGCTTCTAGGATTGGTGGCAACCCTTCTAGTGTAGAAACACAAGTTGGATATATCTTTAGGGAGAGGCAATGGTTAGACATTGAATCCTCCCTCAAAAGAAATGGTCATAGTGTTGGATACTACATGAATAAGGCATATTATTGGTTAGGATGGGGTCACCATGGGGCCAGAACCCACTACTCACATGACTATGCTGCTCGTCTCATCTTTAAATAAATAGATGAAACCCAATGAAAGTCCCAGAGTTTAAAGTCAGTTTTCAGTTTGGTAAGAAGAAGAAACACCCTCTCCGTTTGTATGTTATAGGGGCAGTGTTGAGCTTCGTTATCGATATGATACATACTTTTATGAGGGTTCCCACAAAGGACCTCTGGGCTTTGGTTGACGAATTAGGAAAAGAGCTTAGAATAGAAGATATCAATGAGCTCGTTTTGAATAGTCCCGAACTACTACAGGCTAGAATCGAACGAGAAGTTGATGGAGCTATTGATGATCACCTCAAAGAAACAGGTCACAAAGACCCAGAGATTGAATCAGTATTTACTGAAACACTAAAGGGAGAAACCCCCTTAGGTGGTGAACTAAGAATCCGTGGTAAGTGGGTTCCTGAAAATAAGGAGGACTAATGAAACGACACAACAAAGTGATGCACCTTATCCGTGAGTCTCTTCGTAACCCAGAAGCATATTCTGAGGAAGAGATTACATATATGAGAGAGCAACTTAAACTACTGGAGGGTGAGAAGGAAACCATTAAACGGGAGAAGAATCGTGGATTTGGATCTTAAATTCATTGGAGATGAGTGTCTTAGGAAACCATCAGTAAATGTTGAAGATATCACAGAGGATGTGGTAACTTTATCTAAGGCAATGAAACAGAAGATGGTTGAGTGTAATGGTATTGGTCTAGCAGCCCCACAGGTTGGTAGGAATATCAGACTTATAGTTGTGAGACTAATGTGTGGTATGACTGTGGAGATGATTAATCCACGCATCAGTTGGACTTCTGATGACAGATGCATACTTGATGAAGGTTGTCTCAGTATTCCTGGACAGACCCAATCTGTCGAGAGGTATAAGTCTATCAGAGTCAAGTTTCAGGACATTACAGGACAACATAAATATTGGAAATTATCCAAGATGGACGCACGAGTGGTTCTACATGAGTATGATCATTTGGAAGGTTTATTGATGGTTGATTACCAGAAGACTGGTTAACTTTATAGTATTAACAATGATTATGAAAACGAAGAGAGAGCGTCTTGAAGATGTCATTATGGAATACATAGATGAAGACTACTCGTCTCGACTCATCTATGAAGAATTCCTATCAGTAATGATTGATGAATGTCAAGGTAGGGAGGAGGCATCTAAGAAAGCCTTAGAACTTAGAGACCTAATGTTGGGTGATAGACCTGTATTTTAACAAAGGAGATTATCAATTATGACTAAAGAAGTTAGCGATTTGAAACTCACACGACTTGAGTGTGTGAAATGTGGCGCCACTTGGATCAATGGTAATCACGTATGGAAGACTGGTAATACTGGAAGTGAAACTGATCTAGCTGGTCTAGTTTGTAATAAGTTAGGTGATGACAATTGTATCAACCCACTAAGGGGTGCTGAGACAGGTGACACCTGGGAACAACGCCTTGGTGACCTGGATACCGGGTTCAATGCAAGGAGAGAACGTCTAGAAGACCAGAGAGCAAGGTTCAAGGAACAATATGGGGAAGACCCTCACTTTGACGATTGATAGAAAATGAAGCGATTAGAACCACTTAATCGCTTCATCAAGTGGCACACCCCCCTAGGCAAACCCATGGAGGTGCGTTATAATATGAAGGTAATCAACCAGAGAGATGACACAGCTTAAAACAAAGTTTCGAAGGTCTATCGGTGTTCTCACTGAAGCCGTATCTCGTTCCATCGAGTTGGACTGCTCACAACCCAAACTCTATAAGAAGGTCCGAAGGTTCTATGAGGAACAGGGAGTCTCCTTCACTGGGGACGAGGTAGATGACTACCAAATTGTTATGGATTGTTTAACTGAAGATCTAGTAAAGGAGCCAGTATGAAGACTATTCTTGAG